CGCTGGGTCTCACTAGGGCGTGAGAAAGGAATTGGCTACGAAGCGATGGTCGCTGCAGTGAAATCCTGCAACCGTCTCTTCGACGAGCCTTGTTCCGCTTGTGATCCCCTCTTGTTCGAGGAAGCCACTGAGGACTTTTTGAATCAGATGGCGGAGGAAGGAGTGGATTGCGGGCGGCCTGCGCCCTTTTCTCGGGACCCGGTGGGTCTACTCCGACGTGTAGTCCGGAGGATTATAGGGAGGGACTGGGGTCGGTACATCGACCGTCGAGCTCGAATCCCCAACCAGCGGGGATGCTTCGATTCGGCCGGTGGATGGGGAGGAACACTTAGTGGCAAACCGTGGGAGTGCCAGGACTTGGACTGTGGACGTGTACGTTCGTCCGTGGCCAAGACTAAGGGGAAAGCGAGGGTGGTAACCTTGCAGAACTCTTATGTCAAGGAAGTCCTGAGGCCAATTCATGAGGGCCTGTACGATGCCCTGTCAAAGAAAGATTGGCTAGTCCGCGGTGAGCTGACCGAAGATCACCTTCGACCTTTGGTTAAGGATCGTAGAGAGGGTGAGGACTTTATTTCTGGCGACTATAGTCAGGCTACCAACCTGATCAGTCGGAAGGCGACACTTGCTGTTGTTGAAGTGTTGCTAGAGTCCGATCACCTCGAACCAGAGGAGAAGAGAGTGTTGTGGGAATCCTTTGAGAAGATTACCCATGTCAATTGCGAAACAGGTAGGGAGACAAGATTGAGGCGTGGTCAGATGATGGGGTCGTACTTATCATTCCCCATATTATGTATTCTGAACCGTGCCTTCTACCTTATCGCTCGTTATGGTAATCAGGCTCCCAAGGTGAAAGAATGTGATGTGCGTCCTGCGCGCTTCAATGGCGATGATTGTGCCTTCTGCGGAGACGAGAGTTTCTATGCAGCTTGGGTGAGCGTTACCGCTCACTATGGCATGGTTGTGAACCATGAGAAGACAGGACGCTCTACCAAGCGAATCGAGCTGAATAGCCGAGTCTTCTTCGTTGAAGTCGACCGATTCGCGGCAAAGCCCGTTCTTTCTTTCCTTGCGTGCAAAGAGGACTCCCTCCTCCTTGAGACCCTTCACCAGACCCAGGGTTTGAGGTACGAGACGAGGGTGTGGATAATTAACCATCTTCTGTTACCCGAGATAAGGGTACGAGATGTTACACCTGAGGCTCTACCTCTGGGGATCTTCCGTAGGTTGGTTCGTAAGGCCTGGTTTCGTAAGGCTATTGATAATGAGCGGACGACCAAGTTCAAACCTTTCTCTTGGAACGCAGAGAGAATGTGTTTTGAGCGTTCATTTGAGCGGAAGATTGAGATGGTAGTAGGGCCCTGCCCTAAGGACGAGTATCGGGACTGGTTTGACGAAAGATACCGAGATTGTGAAAGAGAGTTCTTAGAGCGGGAGAGGGGACGAAAGGTCCGGGTACCGTACGATCCATGGTATCGCTTCAAGAAGCCTAACCTGGTCGATCGGGTGAAAGGGACAGATCGTGAGTTCGCTCTTGGCAAACGAGAGTGGGCCTGGATGTGGCCCCGGAGCCTCTTGGACTGGGTGAAGAGCCGCGAACCGTGGAGACTTGTTGCCGATGGAGACAAGCTTCCTGTATGGTTCGAGGACCACCCCTTCCTCCATCTCAGAAGGAAGTTAATCCGAAGGGTGAAGCGTCGGGCGTTTCCGCCCTATCTTCCTGGAGAGTGGATCCGGGAGAACCGCTCGGGCAATGTGGTCTTGACGTGGCAAGGCCTAACCGTGTGACGGTCCGGAGGATGTTCCGCCTAGGGCGAGGGCCTCCTGAGCCGTGGTGGTAAATGGTAAGGACAGTGAAAGTAGGAGGGCGCTGTATCAGGCGGAGCGTATTGCTTCAAGCACAAGGCTGCCTGGTTTATTCGGGATAGTCCATCTCAGAGCGGCCCGCGCTGGTGGATGTGGAAAAGGTATGAGAGGGCTGCCCTGCAGCAATGTAGGCTCTCATCCCCCGAACGTGGCCAGGTTACTTGGTTCGCGTAGAGTTGACGCGTTTGAACCTGTTGGCGCCTACCTTAAATGGTTGAACGAAATCACTTATAAAGACTGGAGCGGGGCCACCGGCCCTCTCTGGACTCCTTTACACCGCACCGCGTGCAAGGGTTGTCCGAAAAGACTAGGACATCCTAAAGAAGGTAGACCGGCTCTGCCGGAGTTAACGGGATGCCG